GTGGTGGCAGTACGGGGGGGGGTCCACCGGTACACATGGCCATGGGTGGGCTGGCTGTGCGTGCCTGTGCGCCTGTTGCCGCTGCTGAAGCCATCATTGTATCAATATATTGTTCATTGTGTGCCTTGGTTGATCAGAGTATTGTTCATTATGTGAATCTGAATCTGCGCCCCTTCTTATTCAATGCCTTTCGTGCATCTTCAAACAACTGTTTGTCTGCTGTCTCTACTGTGCGACCCTTGGCAAGAAATGAATACATTCTAGCGCGTGCCCACTGATCTTGAGTTGCACCAGGTCTGTGTCCAACTGCCCATGCAGCTAATCCTTTTTCATATACTTCTTGAATGATTGGTCTTGGAATCTCTGTCACTCTGGCCACTGCTTTGATGAATCGTTCTCTGGTGCTTCCAGTTCCTTTGGTGGTTTCTTCTTGGATGGTTTCACGCAATCCAGTTTCAGCAATACGCTTTGTGTATTTGCTTGGTTTGGTCTTGGCCTTTGCATCTCCTGGAAGGGGCTTGAATGATTCTTTGCCCTTCAATCTTTTGCGAATCTCTGCGCGCCTTCGGTCCTTGGTTGATTCTCCAAGACCTTTGGTGTATTTCTTTGGGACTTTGGCAGCCATCATTTCACCTCATCATCAAGTATCTGCAATCCATTCTTTTCCAGTGGTTGAATGTGAATGCAGAAGTGTTTGAATGCTTGAATGTAGTCCATTGACTCCAGCAATATATCCATGATGATTGTGAATGAGTAAACAACATTCTTTTCATCAATGATTGCTCTGTCAAACTTGACATCCAGCTTCACTTTCTTCTTCTTCTGTTTGTTCTTCTTTTAGGTTTGTTTCCAGTCTTCTTCTTCTTTGGCTTCATGTAATACATTATCTTCTTCTCCTGAGATTCTTGCTTTTCATTCGTTTCATGTATGCATCCATTCTTTGTCTTCTGGTCTGCCTTTTCTGTTTGGGTTGTCTTGGGATTGGCAACTCCCCATCTTTAAACATTCTGAAGGCTATTGCAGTGGCTTGATCTTGTGGGAAACCTTCACGCATCAACCGAACAATCTTTCTTGATATTGCATAGTTCTCAATTTCTGTTCGTTTTGCCATATCAAATCCACTCCCAATCATCATCAGAGTCTTCATCACTCTGACATGTTTCCAACTGCAGCTGCTGTTCCTGAAGCACATCCAAAGCAATCCGGATGAAGTCAAGTGTCATTGGATGTTCTGCATGGTCATCAAACTCAACACCATCACCAGTGAAGTGAACCAACATGACATCATCACCATTCATGTACAAGTATCCACATCCATTGTAATGCGGATAGTCTGCACCATGTTTGTCAATCTTGACTTGGTATGCATCAGCAGCTGCAATGGGATCAATGGGAACAGGTGACTTGATACCTCTCAATAGCATCTTGACCAGTTCAGATATGTTACTTTCAGATATACTCATATGTGAAGATTAACACATTTATTCGAGTTTAACTATTCATATCAGGACAACAATCATGCCAACAATCACAGTACCCAAAAGAATCCAACTGATTGCAAACAGAGCCATTGAATACAATCTGTCACTGCCAATCTCCAAAAGAGCTTCATACAAAGATCAAGATAACAAACGAGTGCCAGGAACCGGAATGCGGACAGCGCGTAGATTGGCCAGTGGTTCAGTTGACTTGGAACAACTGAAACTGATGGATGCATGGTTTGCAAGACATGGTGAATCTAAAGCTGAAGCGAAGGCAAGACAGGACAAAACATCCAAAGCAGCCATTGCATTTGCTCTTTGGGGTGGTCGAGATGGTCAAAGATGGGTCAAGCGTGCCATCAAAAAGCTAGAATCCAAATAACAAATACACGACAATTGCCAAGAAATACACGTAAATACACGTAAATACACCAGAATACAGGTACCTGTATTATCATTTTGATCCGTTACTATCGGTTCTCTAGGGTCTTATATATATATAATAGGTTAAAATCAATCAAAACTTTTTGAGTAATCACATATATATTATATGAACTAGGACAGTGACCCTCGGAAATGCAGTGAAATATGGTCATTGACTAGGTTCAACCAGTTGTATGGATATATTTTGGTGGTGTATTTTGGTGTATTTCCACTGCAATCTGGTGTATTGGTTCAATAAAACTGGGAGAAATCAACCACCAGTTCACTTCTGAACCAGTAATCAAACTGGATATTCACATTGAAATGGTATTTTACCTGCTTCAGAGATCAAAATGGTTGGATTCACATTTGATTGTGAATTGCTTTTGGTTTCTAAAATGGAAAAGGGTAGCCCACCAACCAAGCAAGCTACCCCAAACAACCATCTAAACTTTCTATCAATAAACTGATTGCTCCAGTTCATTCACAATATAACTGGTTCAAACCTGTTTGGCTCTCCACATTCTGCATTTGTTCTTGCTGGAATAGAATTGCTCATATCCACAATCTCTGCATATCTGTGCAATGCGTTTTGTGAATCCTTGGTGCTGATTCGCTGCAGACAGATTGAGATGGTCCATGATTTGTGTGGTGGTTGCAAATCCATTGTTATGACTGATACAATCTAAGACTTTGACTGTCCAAGGGTCATCAATGATGAAGGCCTGTTGGTAGTCCATCAATCTGTCTTCACTGTCTTCAGTCAACCACCACAGAACTCCTTCATTGTACCAGTGCAATGCTTCAGCCCATAACTGATTTCTATTGTTGACAATGTATTCAGTATCAATCTTGTCTGTGATCTCCACAATCCAAAACCTGCGTTCAGGACCATCAGACAGAAACTGATAATCATTTGTCGATGCTGTGAATACTGTTCTTCTCTGTCTCTGAACTGGCATCTTTGCATATGCTGGTCTGTATCTGTCACTGGCTGAAGTTAGAAACTGTTTTGCATTCGCAGCTGTCTTTCCCTGAAGTGCATGCATTTCTGCCAACTCCCAAATCCAAACACCAGACTGATGCAACAGTTCATATGAATCTTTGTGTGAGATGTTGATATTGGAATCACTAAACCATTCTTCACCGGCCAACAGTTTCAGTGCAGTTGATTTGCGCATTCCTTTTGGGCCAACCAGAACCATGCAAGTATCCATCTTGCATCCAGGTTGCATCACTCTGGCAACACAACTGATGAACCATTTGCAAGACATCTCAGATACCAGTTCTGCAGTTCCATCAGGTGTCTTGGCATTCAAGATGTCTTCAAAGAATACATTGATTCGCATCTCTCCATCCCACTCTGGAAGATTCTGCAACCAGTCTTTGATTGGTTCAATGGTTCTCTCCTGGGCAACCATGATGACTGAAGCGCGCAATGCTTTATCTGTCACTCTGTATCTGTAGTGCTCCTCGAAGTTCAATGCAATGCGTTCCAACGTTACATCACTGACCATCTCACCATCAAGCAAGATTTGATCACTGTGTTCATTGTAGCAAAGTGATGAATACCGTGGATCACTGCGAAGTATGCTAGCCGTGTTCCATCTACAGTTGACAGGTATCATGATGTTTGTTCCTCGTTTGGTTGATTTGCGCAGCATGTCCCAAGTATCAATGTCTGCTTCAGGTGGGTTGCCTTTGTCCTCTACAACAAGCCCAGTTGCCTCTTGTGCCAGTTCAATCAATAGTGCTGTCTTTTGTTTCTGTGTCATGTGTTCAAGTGTCATTTTATGTCTCGTGGTTGGTGTGTGTTCCCGATAGGGTTCAGAAGGTGATTTGGTGGTGGTTGGTTGGTTGTTTTGTTACTGGTCGGTATCATATCAGTTGTTCAAATCTGCCATACCATCCACATGAATTTGCATGGTTGCAGGTTGGCCACTTGTATGAAGTTGGGATGGATGGGTCAAGACTGAAGTGTACACTATTTCTGCCACATTGTGGACACTGAATGTACCTTGCTTCATTGCCTTGAATGTTTGCAGCAGTCTTGTGCGCAAATGCAAGTCTAAAGCTGGGATCCATCATGACTTCTGAGATGGCTGCTTTGCCATTGTTGTACACCTTTGGCACATACTTCTTTTTCACTGGATGCTTGATCACAATGTGTTCATACTCCAGATTGAAAGGCCGGCCAACATTCCATGCAGTCTGATGAAAGTTTGGTGGGAACAATGGGTGTTGTGAAGTCATCTCTGGTGAAGGTGGCATTGGCACACCATATCTGAAGTATGCTCTGGCTCTGTCATTCAGTGCTGATGGGTCTGGTTCTCCTGCACCAACAATCACATCCCAGAGACCCTTTGCAGCAACACTGGCACGATTCCAATCATGTGCTGGAACTGGATGCAACAAAGGCAAGATGATTCTGTATTTGTGATGGTTTGGTTTATGGCTGAAGCTGGTGTGCGCAATCACATTGTATTCATGGAACAACCTCCAAGTATCAAATGGAGTGAATCCATCATCAATGTCATACACCAGAAAATAAATCTTGTCAGCTGTTCCACCACTTCTTCTGTTGTTTGTGAAGGTGGTTGGACTCCACAAAGGCAAAGACTTCTTCTCCTTGATCAGCATGTCTCCATTCTGTGTTGTGAATCCCTTGCACAACTGTGCAAATGTCATCTGGTGTTGGGTTGCTCTGGTATCAGTTAAACTGATGAAAGTGCTTAGTGTCCAGGTTGTTCTTGTGTTCATAGTGTATATATCCTCCATTGTGTATGTGGTTCCTCTGATTTGCTGCAATACCAGTCTTCTGCAGTGACACAAACCACTTGATTGTCATCATTCCACGCGCCAGCTTTAGTCAGCACATCCAGAACCATCTTGATCATATTGTCAATGTCTGGTTTGGTGACCTTTGGGATTCTTGCAACAGTGTCCTTTTTCCGGTTCAATCTTCCAGGTCTCTTGTGGCAGAATGACATGCTGACTTTGATTGGTCCTTGAATCGGTTCATGGTCAATCTCTATACCCTTCAGCATCTCTCTTTGGTATTCAACTGATTTCTTGGGTGTGTATGCACCCCATCTTGACATTCTAGGCCGGCCCAATGCAACTGGATCCGCGTGAAATGTTCCTTGGCTATGTAGTATCCAGTTCATCACTGCTCCAACTCAATCTGTTCACACCAGACATCAAACATTGGAGCGTATCCCATTGGAGAGATTGCAGCTGCAATGCGTTTTGCTGTGTGGATTGGTGGCCATGATTCACTGCGCATCCACTTGAAAATCACATATCTGGAGCAGTTTGCAACTGTGGCAATCTGTTCCACTGTCAATGGACTTGATGCAATCTCCTGTCTCAGCATCATTCCAAACATTGGATTCATGAGTGCTTCCACTTTTCTCTTTGCCCAATCCAAACAGTTCTGCTGGTTCTCAAAGTCAATGAAGATGTATTCTTGATGATTGTATTCCACTAAAGCTTGCCATACCCAACATCCATACTGGTCATGGTGGTAGCGTGACAACACACCCACTTTGCAACCTGCAATCTTGATAGGCATATCATCAATGCTGTTTCCAAACTTGATGCGCGCTGCAACCCTTCCATGCTCTTTTATGTATTCTCTTATATTTCTCATTTGTTCTTTCCTCTCATTTCTGGTTGCACAATGATTTCATGGTAAATGTTCCAGTGCTGCTCCTGGGGATAGTGCAGCGTGATTTTGTTGATGATCTTCATCACTTGGTTTTGTGTCAATGGTTCCTTTCCATCGAAGTATTTTTCCAATAGTAAATGATGAATCAATGTTTTGCGTGCTAGATCAATGACAGACCAATCAAGTTC